ATACTGTTGTGTCAGAGAAATGTTCGCCTGTACTTGTATCTTCCACAATCCTGTTTGCGGATAGTGTACCGTCTGGGGCGATTATTGTATTTGCCAGAACGCTTATGTTAGCTGTTGCGGCGGCTGTAGTACTGTTAAGTTTCAAGTTCGTCCTAGCTTCCTCAATCAGCAAGCCCTTGCTTTCCCCTGTCACAGGATCGTGGTCAAACCGTGCCTCACCAGATGCCGCTGTTTGCAGCACAGGCTGGTACTTCACGATGGGGCTAGTGGTTGTCGCTGTGTAGGCTGTGGCTGAACTGCGTTGTTCAAACTGCGGCCCCCAAAGCAAAACATCAGCATTTGTATCACCAGTATATATGGGCAAGCGTGTTGCCGAAGGATTGTTATTCGCAAATGAGAAAACGCCACCGCCTCCGCTGCCTGATGAGTTCGCCGTAGCGGTAACAACTAAACGATACCAACCATTTCCAACACTTGTGATTGACGAAGAAACAACATCCGCTGAACCTGTTACGGTACCTGTAGAGATGTTGAAGTTTGCGTATGCAGTTGAGTGCGTATTTCCCCGAAAACATAGCTGAACAATATCAGGCGCAGATGTCCCAACGCCTTTCTTTGCATAAATACTCCAAGTATAAGTAGTTCCAGAAGTTGTGGAAACTGTATTTGAAGTTTGCCCATGCAGATAATGATAATTAGGTGAACTGTCTTCAATTAGACGTACAGCCGTTGATGTACCGTCAGGAGCAGTTGTGTAGTCAGCAGTAAAAGTACATTGGGCAAAGAGCCAATACGTTGTGTTAAACAACGAAGAACCGCCTTGCAAATTCTCCTCTGCCTTCGCAGTCGTCTTGCCATCCCAGTAAGTCGCAGTAGAGCCACGGGTAAACGTAATGCGTGGGTCTAGGGTTTTGCTGTTGGCAAAGTCTAGTAGAAGGCTTGGGCGCACACCTGGTAGATCGGCAGTGCCATCTAACTGGTTAATCTCAGCAGCCGTAGCCGTAAGGTCACTAATTTGAGAAACAGTTATGCTTGTTGCAACAGGCGCGACGTCTTGCCATGCCGAGCCATTGTAAACTTTCATCTTGCTGTCGGTTGTATTGAAAACAAGATCACCAGTGTCTAGGCTAGTGGCTGGATCTGATGATGAAATACGGTATGTATTTGCAAAATTCTGAACATCTGCCAGATTTGTAGCAACTGTGTTGACGTTAGTAATGTCTGTCGCAACTGTGTTTATGTTTGCAATACCAGCCGCAACAGTGCCGATAGTATTGCCGCCAGCCAAATCAGTTGCCACAGTGCCAATATCTGCAGCATCCCCAGCAACCGCAGTTACATCAGCGCTAATACCTGCAACCGTAGTTACATTTGCCGATATGCCAGCAACCGTGGTAACATTTGCAGAGATACCAGCAACCGTGTTTACGTTGCTGATGTTGGTTGCCACAGTGCCAATGTCAGTGCCATCAGCCGCAACTGTTGTCACGTCTGCGCTTATGCCAGCCACTGTTGTTACATTGCTAGAGATCCCAGCAACTGTGTTTACGTTGGCAATATTTGTTGCAACCGTACCAATATCAGTTGCGTCAGCCGCAACAGCATCAATGTTTGTTTGCTCCGCAGCCGTAGGCTTTACATCGTCCCACGCAGAACCATCATAGACCTTCATGCCTGACGTTGTGTTGAAGTACAAAGCGCCCGTGATTAACGCATTGCCATCGTTATCCGTCGCGGGATCGCTTGCCTTAGCGCCAAGATAACGATCATCAAAGTTATCATACGCCAACTCTGCCGCAGCCTGTGCCGCTTCCGCTGCCGTTTGCGCTGTCTCGGCATTTGTCTCGGCTGTCTCTGCCGCTGTCTGCGCTGTTTCAGCCGCAGTCTGTGCAGTCTCTGCCGCCGTCTGCGCGGCCTCTGCCGCTGTTTGCGCCGCCGTTGCAGACGCAACGTCAACCAGCAATGCCCACTTTGCGCTGTCTGCATTAGAGCTAATCGGTGTAGATCCGCTAGATGTGTGCGCGGTTAAACAGATATAGACGTTGTTGTTGCTTGTGTCTTTAACAATATCACGAACTGAGAACCCCGTGCTTGTGGCCCAATCACCCTGCCAAACACCAAGCTCTTGCGTAACGGACAAGTCGCCAGAAGCATCGAATGAAAACACTTTATTCGCACGATCTGCCGCAGAAATCGTAAATTCAGAACCCGCAATGACATTTGTTTTAGATGCTTTTATTGCGCGGCTTAATTCTTCTTCGTGTTGCTGCACCATAAAGGTCAGCTTATCCAGGCTTTCCTCTAGCGATTGCGCAGGGAAAGGATCGTTTGGAACCAGGTCAAGACCTTGTTCAAGCGCCAACTCACGCAAGATAACAACCGTAACGCCAGATGCAGGGGCTGTAACAAACTCAACGTTGCCACCGCCAGCATCGCCAACACCTGTCACAGTGTAATGCGTTGTAATGGTTTGCACAGTCTCCGCGCCGTTTGCCGCCCGAAGAATGACGGTAAGATCGCCTTTATCGAAGATCTTAAAGGTGTATGCAAAAGTTGTCAGCGAACCGTTGCCGCTGTAACTTACTTTGTTTGTGCTGCTGCTTACTGTCATAACAAATCCTTACTTTGCATAAGAAGTATCATATTTTTGCGTTCATGAACAGCATTACTGTCCAAATGCGGCTCCGATCTCTGGCGCTCTTTCTGGCGCAATATCGCCAGGAGACCACCAATATTGTTGCCCGTATTCACGGCGGTATTTTTTTTCAGTGCGCTGCATCTTTTTCTCTGCCTTTGGATCAGCCCATAACTGCAACTGATCGATGACGGCGCGCTCTAAACCAAGCCGTGCATACCACAAAGAAGATCCTGGCGTATACTTGCCAGCAAAGCGAATAAACTCAGACGCAGCGTTTGTATCTTCCCCAGACGCTATCTCAAGAATGTTACCGATTGTTAATCTGCGAACGTCATCTGCAACACCGACAACAGGTCCAGCGATCGTTTGCCCAAGACCGCCGCCAAAACGGTTTACATCTGAAAACAAGAAATCCCCAAAGATCCCCAGGCCACCACCCTGCATAAACGCAGCGCCCCAGAACTCCTCAGTATCCATCGGACGCGGATCTCGGCCCTTTGCCATTTCCTTTAGCTGCAATGCCAAGCCGCCCATTAACGTTGCAGTAATTAAGAAGTTAGCAAAATACACGCCTTTGCCGACCTTGCCTTCCTGGGTAACACCGCGCATGACATGGGTGTTAAGCAGCGTGACGCCAAAGTTTTTATACATTGCAAACGACCTGGTAAGCTCACCAGCAATCGTGCCTGGGCGCGTTTCGCCAATCAAAGCCGTGCGGCCACGAAGCGAAGAAGACGGAACAGCAAAGTTTGTTTCAGTATTCACCATCTCTAGCAAGCGTGTTGCCAGATCACTTGCCAAAGTAGGCGATATGTCTGTGCGGCTTTCAATGTCAGACGCGCGTAAGAACTTAGCCCCGTCAACATCGTACAATTCTGTTGAGCGGATAATGTCCCAGCGCCCCTCACCAAAACCATAATGCTCTAGCGTTTTTCTAAAATTAGGATCGAGATCCGCAAACCGCTTGCCAGCATTGCTTGCCAGGGAACCCAGGAACTCCATGCCAAATGCCCAGCGCCCTGCGTTTGTCCAGGGCGATAGAAGAGACGCGCGCATTGTAAAATCTGCCAGACGTCGCGTGACTTCTGGACCAGAGATGTCGCCAACAAAACGCATTTGCGCAGCCGCCATGCTTGTCCAGCCCTCAGCAACCAGGCCAAGGCGAATAGCAAGCTCTCCTTTTTCCTCGGCACTCAGAGGATTGATGAAATCCAAATACTGTTTCAACGTTTTAGTTTGCGGCAAACCCGCATGTTGCCGTGCCAGGCGTTGAAAGTTTAAATCAGTAACCGCAGACAAAGCCGCAGAGCCAAGCTGCGCAGACTGCAAGACCTGGCGCGTTCCCGCCATTGTTGACGCAAGGACACCATCGACAGGCGCATTGGTTGACCCCGAAAGCGCCATGTAAAGCTCATCGATTTGCTTCGATGTCTTAACCGCCCTACGCTCTAGCGCCTGATCGCCCGACGATTTCTTCGCCAGGGTTTGCTTCATAAACGTTAGCGTTGCGCGCGGGTTAGGCCCAAGGATCTCCATCTGCGCAATATCCCGCGACATATTAGACACATGCCCGATCATCACATCAAAAGAGTTTGGATTGCCGAATTTATCTTGGTACTCAATCCAGCTGTCCGCATCCTTAAATGCCAGAAACCTGTGGTCTTGACGGCGATTTGCCATAGACTTGCCGCCCGTTTGACCGCCAGGCTTTAGCTTATTCATGCCATCAGAGGAAATAGTTTCATAGACCTCGCGCAAGACAAGCCCAAATTTCTCATTAGAAAACGGCAAGCCCGTTGCTTCGTCGATCATCTTATTGCGATCAAGTCGCCCTTCAACAAAGGCGGACCACTCATTGAACCCCGCTTTGCGCACTTCTAGCATGTCGTGTGTTTGAGGCAGCCCCCAGTTATCACGCTTAGGAATTGCTCCGCCAGCCTGGTTAAAGCGTTTGCGCAACATTTCAGACGTGCGGCCCCAGGCTTGCGCCAACTCACGCGCACTTGCATCACCCGTACTTTCACCAAAAGCTTCACGAATAACGTTCTTTAGCTTGGCTTTCTGGCGTACCTCACCGATCATGTTACGGCGAAACGATGCTAGGACTGCCGACATTTCACCAAATGCCTGGCCCTGGATAGCCTCTTCGCGCTGCTTAACACTAGAAAACCGTGAATTAACGTCTTGTTCCAGGTGCGATAAAGCAGCCTTGTAAATATCAGGCTGGTTCATCGATGTCCGATAGTCATTCAGGTTCTTGCTGATTTGCTGCCAGGTTCTCAGTTGCAATGCTTTCTGGCGCTTTTTCTGCGCGACCTGGCGTTGCAGTGCGTTAAATGTATCAAGAGCGGCTTGCGATTGTGCAGCCGCCTTATTCATTCTGCCCTGGTATTCTTCGTCTAATTCATCGAAAAGAGAGCGCGCTTCGTTTGCCTGGTCCTCAGTAATAGCACCTTCACGTTGCGCATCATCAATACAGTTGCGAAAACTCATAGCGGACACCTCGACAGTCTATCAATCATTGCATCATCTTGATCTATTTCGGCCAAGATCTCACGCGCTGTTACAGTACGCGCAACCATATTGTCATCTGCATCGAGCATTTGCTCAATAGGAAATTCTGCATCTAGCAAGCTTTCCTCGATAAGCGGAAGCTCTACTGGCTCCGCAGCTTCTGCGCGCGACGCAATGCTCTCTGCGCTGCCGCCCCCTGCGCCCGCTCGATCCCCTTCATCTCCACTTCTTCGTAGTCGAAGCTCGACGTTGTCGAGGAGGTTTCTTGTGTCTTCGATGATAGGCTTTGCGTCGTCTCGTCCGACTTCATTGAAGATTCTTGTGTAGCCATCTGCTGCACCTTTCTGCTTTAGGAAATCATAAGTTGCACTTGGTCCTGTACCGACAGAACGAACATAATTAGGCGGGATGAGGCGACCTGTTGATATGAACCTGGCTACCATCCGCCGCATGGCCTCTTCTGGACCAACAACCATATCAACTATATCTACTTCATAGCCGTTTTCTTTGAGCCGTGCAATGGCCGTCTCAATGCTTTTAGGCTTGCCGCCGACCTTTGGCAGAACAATATTATCGCCTTGCTCCATAAGATCCTGGAAAACCAATTCATTTAGCGTCGAGCTTTCTTCATGCACTGCGTTTGCGCCAATGCCATCGTTGTATTCTGGCAACACTTTTTTAGCTTCGTCTGCATCAACGATAGCCCCGCCAATCTTGCGTGCAATCGGATTAGCGATTGTGCTTTTCCCCGCCGCTGGTGGCCCCAGGATAATAACCGCTTTGCGTTCCTGGCGGATAGCATTCTTCGGGAACTCTAGCCCTGCATCTTCCCAGCCAAGCTTTCTCGCAACATCGACCAGGTGATTGTGAACTTCTTCAAATGTGCCGTCCCGCCGCGCGCCGATGTTATAGCGACGTGTTTCGTACCAGGCGTCTGTGTCGTACCCTGCGCGATTTGTAGTCGGCTCGATCGATTGCATTTCATCAAGAGCGCGCAGAATAGAAGGGTGATTTACAATCTGCTCTTCGGGCGCACCGCTTTCAACCAGGCGTTTCAGATCTTCTCTAAGAAGCTTCGGCTCTGTAAGATCCGCACGAATATCCTCGGTAACGGCGTCAGCTTGCTGCTTAACGGCTTCACCATGAGGATCATCGAACATGTCTAGCGTTGCTTCGTCGTGTTGATCTCGTATTGTAGTCGCTTGCGGCGTATCATCGACATAGCGTCCGACATCGCTAATCTCTGCGCGTTCAAAGTCGCCCTCGTTAATTGCTCTTCGGATAGCATCGACAAAGCTTTTTGTAGCCTCGCCATACCGTCCTGTGGATTTTGCAAATCTTGCGGCTTCTGAGAGGGCGTCTGAGAGAGCGCCTTTTCTGTTTGCTTGGCTTTGGAGGAGCGCGATTGCCGTGCCATCTTGCTGTGTCCTTTTCTCATTGGCGTCCTTCGCCAGTTGATTGCCTTCGCCTTCAATGCGATCGGCGTTCTTTACCAGGTTCTTAAACGCGGCCTGGTCTTTCTTTAGCTGGTTCTTTGACCGCTCAAGGATCTTTGCACGTTCCAGGAATAAGCTCTCTAAGACCTCCTCCTCACCGAACAGGCTTACTTGTGTTTCGCGTGATACGCCTGTGCTGAGAACCTGGCCCACAATAGTTTCTGCCTGGAACTGTGACGATGGATCTGTTTTAGCTAAAACGTCCATCGCAACATCTTGCATCTCTTTATCGGCGGGGATCATTCGGCCAACAACAGCTGCTATGTCTGGACGCACAATCTCATTCACAACAAGGCCAAACGAATTATCGCTGAGATTAGCAATCGATCGTGCCTGGCGCACAAATGCAGATCGTTTAGGCAAACGCGGATCGTCTACACGTTCAGGCGCAAACCGAAAGATTTTTGCTGCATCGAGGACAGTGCCAGTGCCTTCACCAATATTCTTAAACGCGGCAGTAACCATCGCTTCTTCTGGCGTAATGCCGTCAACTTCACGCAGAAGACTGCCATAAAGCCGCACGTCCTGGCTTGGATCTTGGTCCATGATACGCTTGGCAAGCCCTAGCCGCTGGTGACCGTCCGCAATAAACCGAGAGCCATCAACATATTCATAGACAGTAACCTGCCCAGACAAAGAGGGATCCCATACGGTAACATCCTTGAGCCGCTCAGTCACCCCGTATTCATCGCCGCCTGACTTAAACTGAAATGTTTGAGCATCGACCTGGATAGTTTTAGGGTCGAAGCGATATATCTGATTGTCCAGGTTATCGAAATCATAAACGGTTTTTGGCGGCACAACAGCTGATTGCGGATCGCCAGGGACAAGGCTTAATTCATTTTGCTCGATAGCTTTCTGCGCTTTAGAAACACGATCAACGTGTTCATTTGCGGCATTTGCCCCATCCAACGGGTTGTTTGCTTCCGTTGCGACAGCATCGTCGTACATCATCGATGCACCAACGCCAACGTCAGTTTCCTTAGAAGCCCCGCTGCCTATAAACGCATCATAGCCTTTTTTTAGTTGTTCTTTGGTCAAAGTTATTGTTCTGCCGCCAAGCTTGATCGCGCCAGCAAAACCAGCACCCGTTGCCCCAGCCAGCAATACTGCATCTCGGAATGTCTCAAACGAGTAATCAAGGCCAAGCTCACCGTACCATTGCGCCACAGCGGGCTGTAACAGCGCCTCAGAGCCAGCGTTTAGCAACGCCTCACGCAACATAATCCCGCCCCAGGACCGCGCGCCAGCCGCAATAGGTGACGTCCCGATCGCAAGTGCCAAGTTAGTCGTATCTGTCGCCTCAGCTGCAAACGCACCAGCAAAGCTTGCTGCCGTGGATAGCGCTCCAGATGAGCGGCTATAGATCTCTTCGCTTTCCTGGATGTCATTTAAAGCGCGTTCTCGTGATTGTTTGGCAATGTCTTCTGTAACATTAGGACTAAGAAGTAGATCGAAATCGCCCTCTAACTTGTCCTTATTTGCGCGCACATAGTTTTGGATTTTTCCGAGATAATGATCGTAGTAACTGCCGCGCATAAGATCAAAAGCCATAGGGTTGTTAAAGCTTTCGCCCGTCTGCGCCTCGATCTCATCTAACACAGTTGACCAATACTGACGTTCATAACGGCGCTCTGCCAGGGGCTGCTGCGCCCTGGCTCCTTTAAAAGCCGCATTCCAATTCTCCAAAACACCTGACGGAGCTTCGGAAATAGATTGTCCTTCTGCTGGTTTTGTCGGCGCTCTCTCGAAATTCAGAATGGTCATTTACGAGCCTTCCTTACTTCACGGGCAAGATCTCCCGTAACTTCTTTACGATCGCCAGTATAAACTTTGTTTGTATCTGGATCGACAAGATACTTCTTAGCATTTAACTCAACAGAAACAGACCGACCTCTTATTTCGCCCCACTCAGCCGACGGCGTTACTTGCTTAGTTTCAAACGCAGCTTGCTCTTCAATTACGCGAACTGTCTCAGATGCCAGGTTAATATCTTCAAAGACAAACTCTAGCGGCAATCCATTCTGCCCGACATAAGCGCGCTCACGTCCAGGTTCCCCAGCATAGAAGCCGTACACATTAACCTTCTTGTTACCAACGCCCAGGGTGCGGGATACATATGGGTGGAAATTCTCGCTGCCGTCCGCAATAGCATCGATTGCCATAGATAAGATTTTATCATCTGCAGAATGCTGCACAATACGGCCCGTCTGACCCATTTGCGCAATAACATCGATCGATAGGTTTTTTATTCCTTCGGCAAAAGTTTCATCATCAACGCCATCGGGACGGAAGAAAACACGATCGTTATACATACCAAGACCGCCAGTTGTCCCATCTTCTGAGCCGCCTAGCGCATAACTTATAATTGACAGCATCTCTTCTTCTTTTACGTCTGCAACGTCTTCGATCTCACCACGAAGCACTTTAGTCGTTAAGATTGCACTAACTGCCTGGCGCGTTGTATTACGCAAGGAAGATGTCATATCAGGCGGCAACAATGCAAACGCTGAGTTAAGCTGATTGTTGAAGACCAGGTTTGCACTTTCACCGTTGACCTGGACATTGTTTAACGTGACCTTTTGATCCGACGCCATCCCGATTTGAATGTCCTGGACAACTTTCGCATCAGGACCATAGACATCCATTAACCCAGCGATGTGACCGACGAGCGGGCTATCTTTCCCAATCTGACGGAATACATGACGAGCATTCGGTCCAAGCGCGCCCTGGATTGTTGCAATCGCTTCGCGTTGCTGCCCGAATGTCATTACATCGAAGCTACGCGATAGGTTCTGTGCTTCCGCCGCTGTCAGTAGTGTTGGTGGTAAGCCGCGCCCTGTGCGATCGTAAATATCGTTTACATTCATTGCCAGGTCAGACCGACGGCGCAGCTGCCCCGCCAGGTTATCCCGTGCATCACCGCTAGAGAAATCGAACGTAATATCCTCGAACTTGCTTTTGAGAATGCCGTTTTCGCGCGCAACCTCGATAGGATCTTTATCAATCCGCTCCTTAAACTTAGACTGATAGCTTTCCATGAATGACACAATGTTGCGGTCAAAATCAGTCTGCGCGTTCATCCGCTGCTCTTCAATCCGCGCATTCATCTGGTCAGGGTTCATGTGCTTTAATTCTTTGGAAATCTCCGCCATGCCTGTCAATAACGCAAAATCAGCTTGCACCTTCGCAGCTTTATCAGCGGGCAAGTATTGTTGTGCCTGGACAACTTTATCAGCAATAATTCCAAACTGCCCATCAGACAGGGAGAAATTGTCTTTGATCTGGCTCATTGCAGAAGAGATGTCATCCGTAACAGAAGCCGCATAACCCTGCATCGCCTTAGCTTTGTTTTGCTCTTCGATCGTAGGGCCATCTATTGCTTGGCGCGTAGAGATAACAGAGTTAAGGATCTTTGCCCGATCTTCTGGATTGAGCAGTTTCATCAGTTGATATTCAACCGCCCCGCCCAAAGCAGTAATTTGGCCGTCTGCTCCAATTTTAGTGAGCGCATCTGGATTGTCGTCACGCACCGCTTCATGGATACGCGAAGCCATTTCTAGCGGCGCACCGCTTCGATCAACCGTGTTCTGCAAACGGCGATAAGCAACCCTCTTTAAGAACTCATATTCCTGAGCTTTCAAAGCCTGGGGGTTGCCGCCGAGAACTTGTGCCAGGCGTTCGCTATCAACCCCAATATTCTTTAACTCTAGCTGCACATCCTGGACTGTCTCAGCTTCTGTCGCGCTGCGCTCCGCATTCTCAAGCCTACGGCGACGTGCCGCCTGGATATTGGCCTCGATCTTCTGATCCATAGCCGTGCGCAAACGGAAACGATACTGCAACTCTGCGCGCTTATAGCTCTCATCAAACGCAGCTAGTGCTGATCTATCCTTGCCAACACTATCACGCAGCTTTTCATAGATGCCTTGCTGAGTTTTTTGCCAAATCGGATCATCGCCATCGAGAACCTTATGCGGCTCGTTTGTCTTACTTAGCTTGTAGTATTCCTCACGAAGCTGTTCATCAGCACCAATCAACGCATTGCTCAACGCGCTTTCACGCGCCATTTTGTAACGCATTTGGGCAAACTCGCCAACTTGACGAGCGGCTTCACCTACAACACGACCTTTAGCCAAAGCCTCCTGGACGTAAGGCTCTGCGCTCATCCGTGCAGTGATCGAGCGACCAGGCGTTTCAGTTGTGATGCCGCCAGCCCTAGCTTGGTATAAAGGTATCTTCATGTCGTCACCTTATGTAAATATTCCGCTTGAATATCCGAACGAAGCGGCCTTGCCGAATCCAGAAATCAAGCTCTGTGTTCCTTGCGCTCTTAATGCACCAGCATACGCTCCGCCTTCCATGCGGGTAAGCTCGGCATTCAGTGTTGCGCTTTCCTGTGCGTCTGCGATCTGCATCACCTGGACGCTATCATTGAAACGTTCTGTCGCCATGTCGAACTCGAACTCTCGCGCGTTTTGACGAAGAACACGCATCGGCGTTCCCTGGGCAATATCGATACCAGCATAGGCAAAGTTAGCCTTTACGCTGCCCTGCATCTGCTCGAACTTGTACCGAGAAACCTTCTCACGAACTAACTGGTTGGCATTGATAAGATCTTTTTGCTTTTCTAAGAGCGTAACGTCACGCTCGATTAACTCCGCGTTAAAGTTTGCCGCCTCTTGCGCTTTGGCTGCGGCCTTATCAGACGCTTTCTTTTCCGAGATGCCGCCCGCGACGGCCGTTCCCGCGACAACCCATGGGAGAACTTGAACTGCCATTACACTAACCTCTTAGAGAAAATGCTTTCGATATGAGAAAACCCAAGTCTCTCAAGCAAAGCATCAAATGGTTTATGGCGCTTAACATTTATCAACATAATTGTTGCACCTTGCTCCTTTAATTTTTTCTCCGCGTACTTTATCAATCGCCACCCCGCAAACCCTTTTCTGTGTTCTGGGGCAATGTAGATAATGTCATTATACGCGAAAATGTGATCTTTGTAATGCAAATGTCGTGTCGCTATGACAACAAAGTAACCGATCAATATCCCGTCTTCGCGCGCAGTAAAGATCTTTAGCAGCCCAACCTCTTCATATTTCTCATACATATCCCAATCTGGGTTAAACTCGATGATGTCTTTATTGAGCGCAATCTCTTCGTAATGCCGTATCAACAACGGAATAGCGTCGGCTTTTGCCTGGTTTAGTGTCTCCTGTGCATACTCAATCATTTGTCAAACGTGTTTAGACGTGGATAGATTGCCAATATTGTCATCGGCAGCGGCTGGTTCTGGCGGACAAAGATCTTAGCATCGTCATCAAATCCGCCAGGAAACTCGATCTCTTTATCTCCTGTGAACAATGGAACAGCTGTATCCATCGCCATAGAACTGTCACGGAAGTAAATCCGATCCAAACTGTCTGCATCAGGACCGACCTCAAGCCCGACCGTCTCATCGATCCTCAATGTTACTGCATGGATACGCTTAGGCTTGCCCTGGCTTGTCCCGTCAACAGATCCAGCCTCAAGGCGCAATGTCTGCATTTGGCTGGTAAAGCCAAAGCCAATCGCCCCAGATGTGATATTGAAATCAAACGTAACGCCGCCGCTCGACACCGATTTATCAGCATGTGTTGCGCCGTTTGCCAGGATAGAAACCGTCTCGCCCTCTAAGTGATACGCCCCTGTGACAGAGCCTACGGACGACCCAGAATAAACCAGACCACTATCCACAAAGAATGCAGACGTAGTATCAGAGCCAAAGTCAAACGTCTTTAGAACTTCCACATAACGCTTTGTAGCGCCATTAATTGTGCGCTTTACGATTATGTATAGCTCGTCCTCACCGCTATCAGTAGGCAAGCTCATGACGCTTTCAACTACAGCCTGACCGCCATTAAAAGATCCGCCAATGATATGCTTATGCCAGGCAACGACCTGCTCTTCGCGTCGATATGTCAGCCCTAACAAAGTGCCATCATTGCGCAACGCCCAGATCAAGCTTTCTGGTTCTTGCTGGTAAGCGAACTGTAGAATGCCGCCTTCCGTTAAATGCTCGGCCAAGATCGTAATATCAGGCGCAGCATAGCCGCCAGTATCGATCTCACCCGCATATCTAAACTCGCGGACTTTTCGGCCACCACGCTGAATAAATAGCGTCGTATCCGCAACCTGGACAGGCTCATCGTTCGTGCAGCCATAGTTGCTATACTTGCGAATAACAGTTGTTGTCGGCGTAACAGGACCACCGTTTGTTGTTGTTAGAACGTACTCACCGCCAGACGTACCAATAATTAATACGCGCGTTGCTGATAAGTACCTGATAGCATTAACTTTATTTGACGCGATCGTGTAGATCAGTGCAGCATCATCCGCCGTCCCAACTGTAAAATTGAGATAGTCTGCACTTTTTGAAAACCACAGAGCTTGCGGGTTGTTGCTCGTTGCTCCGAAAACTAGCCGCTGCTCGAAGAATGTGACCACAGACGGATTGTTGGCAGCGCCCCAAAGTGCGGGAACGGATGCCTGGATCTTCTGCGCTGTGCCGCCAGATGAATAGGTCGTGTAGCTGGTCGTATCGATGTCATTGTTCTCAACATCCTTTAACGTAAAGGTGTTGGTTGTGGCATTAGCAACATAGAAATACTTGTTATTCAACTCCGTCATGCCGACGATGCCGCTAATCTTAACAGCGTCGCCATTGAAAAAACCATGAGATGAAACGGTCACAACGCCAGGATTAGCCTTAGTCACACCAGTTATAGACTTTGCTGTTAGCGGTTCCCCAAGAAACACGCCGTCAAGCCGCCAATCATTGTGATCGTAACGCGAGAGTGTGCGAGAATGGTGACTTGGATGAACGATGTACATGACGTCCGCAGACTGAGCAAAACGAATGTTGTGCAGATCCGCAGTCAGATAAGGCGTAGCAATCTCATAAATGCGATCGACGCTAATGTATGCGTCAAACGCCGTGTAATCGGTTGTATCGATGTCATTGCCAAAGAGATCAGTCAGCGTGAATGTATTCGCGGTTGCGTTTGCTACGCGATAGTTACGCTCTTTCATCTCGGTCATCGCTGACCCGTCGTTATAAAGATAGACCTCATCACCATCGCTCAGACCGTGGGCTGTGCTTGTAAACACTCCTGGATTTGCCAGGGTAATTGCCGTCACCGTCTTTTCACTCGCCTCAAGAACTTGCAGCCCGTTGCGGAAAACCCGCATATATTGATTGCCGAACTCTAAAGCATAGGTGTCAGATGTCTTGAACTCAAAAGGAATAAGCCTAGTTTCTCTCGTGCTGTCTTTCACCTCGCCAAGATATTCTGTACCAGGGCGACGTGTTACACCACCGTGCGGCTGCACAATCATGTTGGTTAGCTCTGACAGACCTTCCCGATACTTATCAAGAGAAACACGGCCCTCAAGCCGTGGCGAGATCTCACCAGCCGAGAACGTACTTAGAGCGGGAGCGGATCGAGCCATTAGAACCTCGCTTCAATGAAATCGCTTGCTTCAAGCTTTTGCGGCGCACCTTCTGTACCATCAACAAACCGTGCCTCTTTCAGCTTCTCTTCATACAGCGAAGCCGTAACCTGGATCATCGATGTCGAGCCAGTAATAGCATAGCAGACTTCCATCGCCAATCTCGCAGACAAGGCTTCGATCAGGCTTGCGTCATACTCTTGCGGATCGGTCACGCGCGCAATGTACTTAATCTTTGCCGTGCCTTCATCAGTCAAAAGCTTTCGGCCTTCGATAACAAACACAGGGCCACCTGTGTTACTGCTCATATTATCCTGGGGATATGACATAGAACCATTGCTAAACTCTAGTACCCGTAAGCAATACGGGTCTGTCGGCAAGGCATATTGGTAAGTATATCCAAATGTCGGGGTGTCAGTTTCTTGCGCTAACTCAACACGGCGGATCAAACAATTCCAAGGATGTGATCTAAACACCGTATCGCGCACAGCATTGTATCGCTGGTTAATAATCCGCGCGGGCTTACTGTTTTCATCCAAAGCCGTGATGTTGGAAGCGCCTAATGTATTTAGCGCATAGTTTGCAATATCCACTGTAGATGTCATTTCCGCGTCTCCATTGAGAAGAAGGGGGCGGTTGCCCGCCCCGATCTATTTAGTCTACGACGTACTTGATTGTTACTTCAATCGTACCTGTGCCAGCTGCACCGCCCATTGTGGCAGTAACAGGCATACCGTTAGCATCTGCATCTACCTCTGAGCCTGAACCCAAAGCTAGTGTTGCAAGGATGTCAACTTTTTGCGCAGATGTTGAAGCCGCTGCCGCTTTGTACGCTGCCGCAGATGCAGATACCGCAGTACCCGCAGCATTGGTGTGCGCACCATAGCCAACAGACAACGTTGTGGATGCACCCAGCGCGTCATGCGCCAAAGAGCCTTCCAACAGACGTGCGCCGTCTGGCAATACGAAAAGCTCAATAACGTCACCAGACGCTAGTGAAGACGCTTCGTATGTGCCGTGAGCCACGCGGATACGACCGCCAAGCTCGTTTGCTTTGTTCATCACGGCTGGTGTAGCGCGTGAGTTAGTGCGTTGTGCTGAATATACAGTTGCCATTGTTCAGATCTCCTTATGATTCGACGCAAAGGATTTCAACGACTTTGGCTTCTTCCATGCGTGTCGCACCCATAGTCTGTGAATAATAGATCTGGGTCGCATAGGATTTGTCAGCACGTTCATCAATGCGCGCGCTAGGCTCTTTACCCATTGCCACTTTGATGCCGTCCTGCGCCCATGCAAAAGCGCGGCGGTTAGAAGAACCATCAACACCCAAACGGTTTGTCACGATGAAGTTAAAGCCAACAAAGCTGTTGATTTCACCCATCGCCAAAGCTTTTACGGTGTTATAGTCGCTAGATGTCACTGTTGTGTTGTTCAACAAATCAGAGATTTGCTTCGGAGACACAGCAATGTAACGAGGGATCGATGGATCAACGTTGCCGCTATCCAAGATCTCTTTTGCTTCAATCAACTTAGCCAATGTCAAACCGCCAGATGCAGCTGCAATCTGTTGGTTAGATGTGTCAAACGCTGTCGCTGTTGAGCCGTCTTTGCCTGTGTATGCTGTACCTAGAGCGGCAGAGATGATAACGTCATCCATTGCACGACCCATAGCGGCAGCAGCTGCACGGCTATATGTTGATGTCGGATCTACCAACAAACGCACTTTGTCTTGATCGTCAATCAAGTCTGCGTATTCGTAGTCAGACATTGTTACCATACGGCGTGAGTGTGGTGTATCAACCAACGGTGTATCCGCATGACGTGAAGTACGTAGAACAGCTGCCGCTGAACCTACTTGATCGAAGAATGCTTTCTCGCCATTCACGCTTTCAACATCTACCGCATTGCGCAGCAGAGAACCCATTTGCTGTGACAGCATCTGGATATTTGCTGAAAACTGATTGACAAAAGCTGTAGTAATTTGAGTAGACATTTCGTCGTCTCCTGACTTTTGTTACAGTTTAAGGTTACTGCGCTAGGTTATCCCTTGCGGGGCCGTGCTATTGCTTAGGGCAACTACTCCACCTTCCAGGTCTTTCGCGGGGCTAACGCTTGTCCGCTATAGATACTCTCTGAGCCTGAGAACTTCTGCTATATAGTTGTCATGCTCTGGGTGCATCTTATCCCAATATGGGGTGTTCATGCTAGTCAATTCTGAAACCTTTCTTTGCGCCTCTTGTGGCGTCATCACCATTTCAGTTGGTTCACCGACTAACTTGTCTTCCCCTATCTGCTCCCCAAGAGAAGCAAACATCTTAATAATCTCAGGGTGATCGCCCAACATTCGGCCGTCTGAAAGCTCGATTTGATCGAACAATTCAGTCCCACCTAAGAATGTTCTTGCTGCGCTTTGAGCCAAAGCAACCTTTTGATCGAACGCTTTGCCGTATTCACGCTGTAATTGCTGGATGCCTTCATCGCGAACGCGCTCCAATTCCAAAGCATAGTTGTCTTTGGTGCTTGTTGCCTGGTCACTGTAGAACCGCGCAAGCTCATTCGCCTGGGCATTTGTTAAACCAGCTTCAAACGCGCGTTGCTTAAATACATCAAGCGCGCCATCTTCAAACGCAAGATCGCCTTGAAGCTCATAATTCTTTGCATCATCTGGTGCGCCAAGCTTGCGATACACCGCGCGCCATTCGTCAGGCGTTGCGTGTTTTCCAGGCAACGGTATCTTATCTGCGCCAATCATGCGCTGGGCATGGACGTAACTTTTCGCTAGCGTTGCTGGATCAGTGAAGTTGCGCAAGCTTGGCTCACCGCGCAGATCTTCTGGCAAGCTATCTAAAAAACTAACGGGTGCAGCCGAAACTGCCGCGACTTCTTGAGATCCAGTATCTTGGATTGCCTCTTCGCTCATTGGGGTTCCTTCCCTTCGGACAACATTCTAACGATCAGCAGCACAGCTGCGCGTTGTCCTTCATTAAATGCAGTTTCATAAGGATCGCTAGAAAAGGTGGTTGCCTCAAAGCCAAACCTGGTTTTGAGATCACTTAGCACTTTATCGCCGTCATCCGTGTTAAACGTGCGGCGATACGCTAGTTTTAATTCCTCTATACGCTTGTTCATATCAGACCAGCCTCACTTGCCGCCTTAATCGCTGGAGCCGCCTGGCCCGCGTTAGCTGCGTTTTCAGCCTGTAACTGACGCGCCTGTGCCTCAGCCTGGGCCTCAGCTTGCTCTCGACGCATACGCGCAACCTCAGCATCGCTCTTGATAATCCGCGCGGGCATACCAGTAACTTCGACTAGGTACTGCACAAGCTTGTCGTCGTCGAGATAATCCATGACAGGCGCAACCTGGCTAACCTGCATCATAATTTCAAAGCCGCGTAGCATAGATTGCAAATCTGTAAGCTTCTGCGCCTTCGCCAATGGCGATACATACTCAATATCAATATCCTGGCCCTGCAATTCCTCTGGAGCAGGGGGTAGCAAACCACTACGAAGAAGCAATGCGAACGATCGAGAAATAAGCGGTTGAAGCAACTCAGCTTGCAAACGACCCAGAACTGGACCTAAAAGCCGCATTTTCTCTTCATTACGCTGCAATACCTCTGTCGCCGTCATCGTCTGCGTTTGACCAACTAACAGCTGATCTACATAAAACGCCTGGCGAATAGCATTGCGGCGCTGTTCTTCCATATTCAGGCCGAGAGGATTGTTCGCACCAATGTTTAAAGGCTCCAACCGATCGCGCGTACCAGATCTGTAGAAATTCAAAGAGCCTGGCGTTGTGCGGATAGGCAACACAAAGCCGTCATCTGGAACCATAAGAGGAGGATCAATCTGCTTTTGCGCCGCTCTAATCGTCGTCTCCGACATTTTGTTAAGCATTTTCACATCAGGCAGTGCTGTCATTGCTGGGGAACGGCCATAATTACTTACGCTATCCTTAACAAAGCGCGGAACCATAAACGGGAACTCATCGAACCCGCCCTCAGACAAAAGCCCCAATCCCTCGCACATGTAATACACAGACGCAATCGGCTTGTCTTTTGCCAGCTTACCATTGCCCTCACCGCGAGGATAAACCGCATGCACAATATCATGTTCTTTATACGGATCATTCTCAACGTCTTTCGCGACGCTTGCTGGTAATTTTGCATTCGGGAATTGCATTGCGATCGCACGAGCCGTGAGCTTAAACTTGCGATACACCGTATCCACACGACCACTTGCGTCTTCACTAATACAAATCTCGGCAATGTGACGACATGCAAACCGCAAACCATCCATCATCGGCTCGACGTAAAACGACCCAGTGCCGAAAACAACCAGGTCATAATACAATTCATGGATCTCTTGCTGGAAGTTAGAGCGGTTAAAATGCTGATACATCTGATCCAGGCAAGCTTCTAACCATTCATTCGCTGCATCATTACGTTGCAGACCCTGATCTCGATACCGCAAAGAAAACCAGGGGGTACTTGGAGATGTCAACATCCCATGCAAAGAAGACGCCAGCAATTCCACTGCGTGAATAGCCGTGCCATCAAAGATAAGATCCGTGCGCTTGTCGCCCTGGGTGCGCTTCTTAACAATATCAGCCTTACGCGGCAGCATGTAATCTGCCAATTCTTGCCAATGCTTTTCCCAGTTTGAGCGCTGGGACTGTAAAGTGCGGTAACGTTTATCTAACCGAGAAACTATAGGATCTACTTGTGCCATCACTTCTTCCCAAAACTGTTCATCAAACTAGGCTTCTTCATCGTTAAGCCCTCGACAGAGCCGCCCATTGTGCGCCCCGCCATCTTCTGATTAAGCCGCTCTAGCGGATCAACCGTCGCCACACCGCCAAATGCGGCAGGTTGCATTGCATCCCGCCCCATTAAACCAGCGGTATTCTTTGGATCTTTCCCATTCATTATCATGGCTTACCCCGCTAACAACGAACGTCTTGAGCGCAAGCGCCGATCGCTCGTCTCATCCGTAGATGTCAACAATCCACCAGGCTCTGTTAGGATCGTACTGCGCCGACCCGTCGTATAACTCTCAATCGCTTTGTCCTCGGCTGGACCAATCGATTTAGCCGCCGCTTTCTCTTTCTTGCCGCCAGTTGCCGTACCACTCGCAACCGTTTGCACCGCCTGGGGAACAGATGTCAGAACACTTGTCTTTGTCGAAACCTTGGCCGCTTCTTCCGCCGCTGCTTGCGCCGCAGCCTCCGCCTCTGCTTGCGCCGCAGCCTCAGCCTCAGACTTAGCCTGGACATCTCGCTGGTACTGCTCAAGAGCATTCTGGATTGCCTTATCAACGTCCTCTTGCGTTAAAGCAGTCTGCTCGGCAATCGCCGTTTCTTTCGTGAAGGCTTCACTTGTTTGCGTAACGTCGCCAATTTCTTCACCACCAAACGCAGCCGCGGCACTCTCGGCAACTTCTACAAGCGCTTCCTCAGCCGCTTTGGCCTCTTCGCTATCACCAAGATCAACATCCGTAAGCTCTTCAACGATGTCTTTCTCTACGATCTCATCCGCTTTTTCCACGCGGCCAATGTCCGTATCAACAACCTCGCCCGCAGGTTTTTCTTCAACGACAGGCTCTTCAACGGCAGGCTGTTCAACAACAGGCTCAGGCTTCGTACCCTCTTCGTAGAAACCTTTGATCGCTAAATACTTGTCAACGTTTTCCTTGCTATTGAAAACATACTTGCGCGCGTTTTTCTTACCGCTCGATCCTAAAACCGTCGCGTTGCTAAGAAACTTATCGTCCTGGGTCTTCAAGTAGAACTTACCGTTCTGCTCAACAACCTTGACCTCATCGCCCTTCTGAACCGCTATTTCCGCCATGTCCTATCTCCTAAGCCGCAAATGGATCATAATCCATGACCGCTTGCTTCTGTGGCGCTTGCACCCGAACGCCCGTTTCTCTCAATCCTACCGCAAAATAACGAAACGCATCAGCAGCATGTGAAGACCAATCATGCACTGGCGTCGCCCGAAAATTTCGCGTCCTTTCATTGTAAGCCCTATGATACTGACGTAGAGCGTCTAAGCCTACCTTACACTTTTCTCGGTCAAACCACAAACGCGGAATTAACATCTGAGCCGCATGGATCCCATCCTCAATAGGTAACTTAGGCACAACCCTGAAATTCAAACCCAAATCCCAGGCAACCTCACGCCGACTTTTTCCAGATCCTAACTCCCG